AAGGTTACAAAACAAAACAAACATTAGGTGCATAAATGATAAATTCAAATTCAGAAGCCAATGTAACTTCTATAGAAGATCCTGTAAAAAAATTACTTGCTCGTTATAAACATGCTCAAGCAATTAAATCACAATGGTCATCTGTATTTGAAGAATGTTATGAGTATGCTTTACCACAACGTGAATCATTTTATCAAGAAACTATAGGCAGAAGAAGAACTGATCGCATCTTTGATGAGACAGCAGTAGTAGGTGTTCAAGAATTTGCAAGTAGATTGCAGTCAGGTATAGTTCCTAACTATGCTAGATGGGCAGACTTTGTTGCAGGTACAGAAGTACCACCAGAAGAAACCAAACAAGTTAATTTAGCTTTAGATAAAGTTACGGAATATGTATTTGAAGTATTGCAAAACTCAAACTTCTCACAAGAAGTACATGAAACATTTTTAGATATAGCTTTAGGCACAGGAGTTTTACTAGTTGAAGAAGGTGATGCTGTTCAACCAGTAAGATTTAAAGCTATTCCATTACCACAAGTTTGTTTAAATAGTGGGCATGATGATAAAATAGATGCTGTATATCGTAAACGTAAGATTAGATTAAAAGAATTATCGTTCGCATATAAATCACCCATTATGAATGAGAAGATGGCAATGGATTTTGCGGCAAATCCCGACAAGGAAATTAATATAGTTGAATCTGTTTATCGTGATTACAGCAGTACTAAAGTAGAAAAAACAGTTTTCTGTGCAATAGCAGAAGAATATGAACATAAAGTATTTGATGAAACTTATACTGGATTAGGAAGCAATCCATATGTTGTTTATCGCTGGTCAAAATGTAGCGGTGAAGTATATGGTAGAGGTCCTTTACAGTTTGCGTTGCCTGCAATAAAGACATCTAATTTAGTCGTAGAACTAATTTTAGAAAATGCACAAATGAGTATTTCAGGTATGTATCAAGTGGAAGATGATGGCGTCATTAATGTTGACAACATTGCACTTATTCCAGGTACAGTTATCCCGAAAGCAGCAGGTAGCGCAGGTTTACAACCTATAGCACAAGCAGGTAACTTTAATGTATCTGATTTAGTATTACGTGATATGAGAGTTAATATTAAAAAAGCATTGTATAATGATATGTTAGGCAATCCAAATGAGAAAACACCAATGTCAGCAACTGAAGTAGCTGAACGCCAAGCTGATTTATCTAGACAGATAGGTGCTGCATTTGGTAGATTGCAAGCAGAACTAGTAACACCAGTATTGCAGAGAGTTATATACATTTTAAAAAAACAAGGTCGTATAAATATACCAACTGTAAATGGCAGAGAAGTACAAATTAAATCTTCTAGCCCACTTGCGCAAGCTCAACATCAACAAGATGTTGCTACTATAGATAGATTCTTAGGTTTATTGCAAGGCAGAGTTGGTCCTGAGTTATTAAACATGATGATTAAACAAGATGAAGTAGCTAAGTTTGTAGCTAAAAAACTTGGTATACCAGAAGAATTAATTAGAACTCAAGAAGAAATGAAATCTGTTATGCAACAGATGCAGCAACAAGCGCAACAACAGCAACAAGCTGTTGCTCAAGCACAAGATCCACAAGCACAACAATAAGTCCTTGACTTTCGGTAAGAAAATCTCTTATTATCAAATGGGAAGCGAAGCATTTAAACCCCCACAGTTTTGATGAAAGTACCTTTGCTTCCTGTTTTACGTGGAACAATTAACAACATGAGGTGTAGCATGGCAGAAAAGAAAGTCAAAACTCTTATAGGGCTTGATGGTATGGAAAGAACTCCAGATCAGGAAGAAGCACTTAACACAGTATCAAGAGCATTATTCACATCCGATGCAGGTAAAACATTTTTAAATTATCTAAGGTCTATTACGATTGAAACCGTAGCAGGACCTGAAGTATCTGATCATCAGTTAAGACATATAGAAGGACAGCGTTATATTGTAGGTTTAATACAGCGCAGAAGTAATAAAGGACAATCACAAAAAATAGTGGAGGATAGCAACAATGGCTGAAGAAATTACAGAGCAAGAAATATTAGAGGAAGTTCCAAATGAAGAAGCTGCGCCAGCAGAAAGACCAGAACATGTACCTGAAAAATTTTGGGTAGATGGTCAAGCTGATTATGAAAGCATGGCTAAATCTTACACACAACTAGAAGGATTCGTTGGTGGTAAAGAAGATGAGCTTAGAGATAAAATTATTAATGATTTAGCTTCTGAGCATGATGCTAATATTCCAGAATCATACGAATTACCAGCACTTCCAGATGGTATAACAGAAGAAATGGTAACAGCAAACCCAATGACTGCATGGTGGAATGAAACTGCAAAAGCTAATGGTATGAATCAAGAAGAATATGAGTCAGGTATTAATACTTATGTAGAGATGATGCAACTGCAAGAGCCTGATATAGAAGGAGAAATGGATAAGCTAGGCGAAAATGCAAATGACAGAATAGATGCTGTAAATGCTTTTGCTCAAAAAAGTTTTCCACCAGATGAGTTTGAAGTTATACAATATAGTCTAGGTACAACAGCAGAAGGCATACAAGCTCTTGAAAGAATAATGGAAATGTCTAGTGGAAGTGGTGTTAATTCTGAGCAATACGCACAACCTGAAAAAAGACTTACATTAGATGATGCAAAATCAATGATGGCAGATCCAAGATATCACGATCCAAGACATAGAGATCCAGCATATGTTGCTAAAGTAGATGCTGCATTTAGAATGTTAACATCAGGTAGATAATGCTATATGTTGAGAAAACAGTTCCAGATGACTGTTTTGCTTTAGCGCCAAACTTAAAGCAGTTAGACAAGTATGAATTAGGTACTATTGGTATAGATCCTCTGACTGCTTTAATTAATCCTTTTAGATACAATAGACCTAATACACATTCATTTACTATCTTTAATGAAAAAGATGAAGTAGTTGCTATATGGGGAGCTATGCCGTATAGCAGAATACATCCTAGACGTGCAGCAATATGGTTTCTATCAAGCGATTTATTAGAAATAAACAAAAGAGATTTTTTAAAAGGCAACGCAAGATGGTTATATTACTTAGAATCTCACTATGATTTTGTTTTTAATTTTATAATTAAAGAACATAAACGTAGTATTAAATGGCTTAAATGGCAGAAATTTACCTTTTCTAAAGAGACTACACTTGTAAATGGTGTAGAAATGTATTACTTTTACAAGTATCTACCAAAAGTAGATGTAAATATACAGCCCATTATTTCGGAACTAGGCCCTAAATGGACAACCGAATTGAAGATTAAAGGACAACTGTGAAATATTAATTTAATTTAACAGGAGATAAAAGATGAGTACATCAATATCAACTGCCTTTATTAAACAGTTCGAAGCAGAAGTTCATATGGCATATCAACGTATGGGTTCTAAACTTGCTAATACTGTAAGGCAAACTAAAAATGTAAAAGGTAGCCAAGCTCGTTTCCAAAAAGTAGGGAAAGGTGCGGCCGTTACTAAAAATAGACATGCTGAAGTTCCAACAATGGATGTGGCACATACTACAGTTGACGTAACACTAGCTGATTTTTATGCAAGTGATTATGTTGATACACTAGATGAAATGAAAACAAACATTGATGAACGTCAGGTTCTAGCTCAATCTGCTGCGGCAGCTTTAGGTAGAAAAACAGACCAATTAATCATTGACGTACTGGATGCAGGTTCAAACTCTGCAAACATTGCTCATGGTTCTGCGGCATTGACACTTGCAAAAGCGTTGACAACATATGAAACATTTGGCGAAGCTGATGTTCCAGATGATGGTCAAAGATATTTTGTAGTATCACCTGCTGGTTGGGCTGACTTACTAGCCATAGATCAATTCTCTAATGCTGATTATGTTGGAGATGCGCAACTTCCATTTTCTGGTGGTATGACAGCTAAAAGATGGTTAGGATTCATGTGGTTTACACATTCAGGATTGACACTTGCTAGTACAACTAGAGATTGTCATGCTTATCATAAGTCTGCTATCGGCCTTGCAACAGGTGCAGATATCAAGACAGAGGTAAACTACATTCCTGAAAAAGTAGCTCACTTAACAACTTCTTATATGAGTATGCAAGCCGTTGCGATTGATGCAGAAGGTTTCATGCAAATACAGATAACTGAATAACGGAGGTTAATCATGGCTTTAACAGCAGCAAATTTAAAATTAGTAGCAGGTGGTGGTTCTGGTAATGTTTGGCATTACACTACTGCGGATGCTCCAGGTACAGTTGCAGGTAGTGGTTACTTCAATGATGTAACAACAAACTTGAAACAGTACGATATGATATTGGTAGCAGGAACTACTGGTGGTACAGTAACTTTTGATTTATTAGGAGTTACCTCAGCATCAGGTGCGGCAACTGTTACAACAACTAACGGTACGTAAGTACTATTGATCTTGAGGGGAGGCTCGACTACACCCTTCCCTCATTTTCTTTTTATAGAGAGGTATTATGTTATCAGAAACTAGATTTGATATATGCAACAAAGCCCTTGTGCTAGTGGGTGCTAACATAATAACTAGCTTTGAAGAAGCTACAACAGAATCAACGGTAGCTGGTCAGTTATACGAATCAACATTAGAAGCAATGCTAACTAGAGTGCGCTGGAGATTTGCTTCTAAACAAATACAATTAAGTAAATTAGCAGTAGATCCTCTAGCTAGATGGTCAGCAGCACATCAACTGCCATCAGATGCTTTGTTAATACATACTGTAACAATAGGAAGTAGTGTTATTAAA